CGCGATCGTGTTATCGCGCGCCTGCCCTGACGACTCGGCGCTGGCGGATGAGATTTTGGCGGTGTGTCATGGGCAGATGATTGAGTCGTTGTCGGAGTAGTTGGGGGGGATGGTTGTGGGGGGCGGGGGAGGAGCATGATTTTTCTGTGTTGGGGGTAGCCCTTGGGGGGGCAGGATTTGCTTGCTGACTCTTCCTTCAGTAACCGCTCGTTCACCCCAGAAACAACAAAGCCCTCGCATTTCTGCGGGGGCTTTGTTTTGTATGGTGCGGCACCAGGAATCGAATAATTATGTATTATCTTGTTTACTGTAGCTTTTTATATGGGGCGAAAAAATCTATCTCTAAAACTACCCTTTACCCATACGTTTGATCTGGGGTGAGTATTAAGTCCCCGAAGGCGTTACTTTTTTCGAAACCTATGTTACTAGTGGCCTTCGCCGGGGGTAGCGGGTGCGACTATATTTTGTTGAAATGGTTTAAAAAGTGACGGATTTGAAAATAAAAAATGTCGCTGATGCTAAAGACCTAATTTATGATTTCTGAGGGGTATGTAATAACTCGTGATAATTTTCGCAGCAGGATATGTCGTGAATTGAGCGCTAAAAAGAGAAATGCATTACAAAGTTTTTATTTGATAATTGAACAAAGGTCGTCTTCTAGCGAAGATAACGGTATGATTGGCTGGCTTTCCAATGAAAGATCTTTCAGTATTGATTTTATATTGTTGCTCAAACGACTCCTGAATTGTGGAATATTCACAAGTTCAGTATCTATTTTTGTCCAAGCCAGACATGTAACTACGTAGCACAGAAAATCTGTGCCGCTAAGTGTGGAGAACGGATATTTATCAATGCTCTTGGAGTTAAAGATGATTGCCTTTAGCTCGTTTTCTTTATCAATATTGTTCATGGCGATGAGCTTTATGGCATTGGCGGCTTCGCTCGGCTCATCGTTCAAAATATTTGGAAACATAACGTCGTATCCTATTGGGTATCTAATTTTTTGATTCAGCCCAAAGCTTACTGCTGATGCCGAAATTATCATAAGGTAATTTCGCTATAAAATCAAGTTTGGCTCCGCCATTTCTAAGAGTCCAGTAGTTGTGTAAAATGTCTCTCGTTTTTTGTGAAATTATATTGCTGATGTCTGAATTTGATATTTTTTCAAATTCATCGATTATGCATTCGGAGATGTAAATGGCTGAAGGTGCTCTTTGCCATGATTCTATTTCTTCTTGCGAGTTAGTTTGTATTATTTCATCTGTACGGTCGAAGTCGCGCTCATATAGATGTAGTGAGTCCGTGAAATGTCGTTGAATACCTATAGATACGTTGAGTCTCTTAGCAATGTGTCGTTGGAGTATGTTAAAGACAAAAACGTTGTACGGGATCCCTAAGAATATGTCGTTGGATCTGTTTAGCACCGTTATATCAAGGCATTTGTTTCGAATTTTCATGCAGATTGAAACGTTGCATGGGATGTCGCGTGATGAATTATTGTCGAGGTCATCAGTGCTGTATAGTGTAATTACGGCCCGTCTTGAATTCGGTTCGCTAGATAGAAGTCTAATGACAGATTCTAATTGATCCTTTCCAAAATATTTTTTTATTCTGTAACCATATGCTCCGTTAAGTGAGTGGCCATCGTCAGAGTATTTGTCGTAGCCTTGAACTATTTTACTTAACCCTTCAAGGGTGTTTTCGCCGTTGAGTATCCATGCGGCTTCTATGATGGCGAAGTACGGATTGTAGTTTCTGTTTTTTAAAGTTAGAAATTGATCGTGAGCATTCTTGAACTCAAAGTATGCGGGTCCAAGGTCAAATACTTTTCCAACCCTAGAGTCGGTTGTTAGATGGCTTTCTGAACGAATAGTTTTGAGTGCAGAAAGATAGACGCTATTTATGTTCTCTCCAGAAAATATGTGCATCAAGGAGTCCTCTTGAAACGAAGTTTGTTGTGCTCGATCTTGTTGAGTACTGCTTGTTCAATATCTATGTCTGCTTGATTGGATATTTTGGTTAGATAAATAAAAATGTCTGCGAGCTCTTCACTCAATTCTGCTTTAGCCTGATCCCAAGTAAAGTCACCGCGAGTTACTTTCTTTAATACGTTGCAGAATTCGCCAACCTCTCCCGCGAGGCAAACAGCCAAGTGCTCAAGATCTGAGACGTTATTTTCAGTGATCTCAATGTAAAATGGCTGCTTTTCCCCTGTATGTCCTAGGTCAAATTGCTTTTGAATTTCTTTTAGCTCCGCAAGTGATTTGCTCATTTTTCTAGCTCCTCTGCGATAGCAACAATTTTATTCTGAAATTCCTGGTTCAAATTCTCAATTTCAGGATGATGAGAGGACCGCTGTCTCAATTCTAGTAGTGCCTCAGCAGCGCTGATTGCTCCACTGGCGTTAAGAGTAATTAATCTTTTATTGAATCCCTTAAATGCATCTTTCTCGACAGAAATAACCAGGTTTTTTATCGAGTCAGTCTTTATAACCGTTGACGGTAGGCTTTTTTCTCTGAGCATCGCGGCTACTTTTTTCGGGTTGTCGATTAAAGTTGTATAAAGATCAATTGGATTGATTCTATCTATTTCTGGAACTGTAAGTGTATTAATGTTCCGGTTTTTATATGCTCTAAATGCAAATATCGTAATGTTAACTTTATTGAATTCTGGTATTGATTTGTGAATTTCACAGATCTTAAGTCGGAGCTCTTCCAGGTTTATTCTTAAGAATTTAGATACCTCTAATGCTCTGAAGTAAGATGTGCAGTAAAGTACATCCTCGTGGATGTTGCACTGCATTAGCATAAAGGAAGGAATAGGCTTGTCGCCGGTGCCTGAAATGTCCGCTTGTGCAATAAGCGAAAGCAACGCCCTGTTACTGGTCTTTTTGTATTTGAGTTCAGAGATGATGTGTTCAAGACCATCTTTGATATACTCGCCATGATTAATCTGCAGCTCTTCAGGTTTTTCAAGAGCTGCCCAGCGGCTCGCCTCCTCAGTAACATCAGCGAGAGGTTTTTGCTTTAGATCAACTACACTGATAAGGTGTGACGCAATATAATTCAGAGAAAAATTATCGCTTACTTCCTGCTCCGCATTGCCAGCTATTTCTTCAAGCGAGGATATTGGCACTACTTCAATTTTCAATTCTTTGCTCCACGCGCTCTACAATCTTGTTATGAATATCTTCGACTTTGTCGGTGGCATTCAAAATAAGCAAATCACCATTGTAAGTTTTAAAGAATGAGTCGTAATTGTCTTTGGCTTTAACAAGTTTTTTACTGTTTTCGTACTCGTCTTTAAAGACCCGCTCATCTATTCTGGATACCGATACCGAGGCTGGATTATCCAAATAAACTACAAGATCTGGGTTAGGGAACCTTTCATTCAAGGTTTTTACAAACTGTATGTCGCTTTCATTTGTGCAGTGGTAGGCGTATGACGAGAAAAAGTACCTTGTAGAAATTACGGTATACCCTTTGTTGATAAGACTATAAACCCCGTCAATAGTGTTGAAAAGGTGGTCGTGGCGATCTGCGGCAAACAGGTAAGCCATCTGCTCATCAAATAAATCGGCGGTTGATATTATAGGATTTTGGCCTTTAGGCATGCTTACGCGACCTTTGAAAATTTGTCTTATCAGATCTCCAATTGGTCCGTTTGACGGCTCGCAAGTTAAATGGGATTTTTTACCTTTTTTGGATAAATATTTGTATAGCAGTTCTGATTGGGTTGAAGTGCCCGAGCCGTCAATGCCTTCAAATACAATAAATTTACCTTTCACTTAATTACACCTGTTGTCAATAATCCAGGAACTTCGTCAGGGGTCAAGATGAACGGCGTCACGGTACCTGATTCGGCATCAAGTAGACTGAATCCGTTGCTGTATCCTCTCCCATGATAGCTCATAGATCTAGCAGATAAAATGCGAATTTTATTATTTCCACATACCAAGTCTAATTTTGAGTGCTGATGCCCGTGTAGGACATAATCGAAGCCTGATTGGTCAAGATGATAAAGGAATGAATAGGCGTTACGAGTGGTTGAAGTATCGTTGATTTCTTGCCCAATCAAGTGGTGATGCGTAACGGCAATTCTACGTTTCCATTGCTGCAAATTGGCTTTTTCATTACCTAGCATGGCAAATGTTGCATCTGGAATCTGTCCGTAGGTGTGGTCGAGATGTGATGCAGAGTTAACTAGCAAGAAACATAGTTGTTGAATGTTGAGCAATATTGAGTTGTTGTTGGTGAAGGATATTGCACTATCCCTTCTTAGGGTATAGATAAAACGGTCAAATTCTTTAAAAGGTTCTCCTTCTCGGGCTATATCATGGTTCCCAGGACAGGCAATGACATTGGCTCTAGCAATTCCACAGGATTCCATTATTTCGCTAAAAAAAACCTCCGCATCTCTGTAACCCTGCTGGCAGGCCTTGAACGTAATATCCCCGCTAATGATAAGTATTTTATCGCCTTCTGTATCATTGATCTGCTTGATTAATGCTTTTTTAATTTTTTGCCTGTTAAAGGTTGGGGAGGGATCACCAAAATGGGTGTCGGAAATATGAATTAAATTGGTGGGCATTTTCTGGCTCCTAATTAGTGATTGTTGAGGTTAAATGTTTTGGGTGATTATACGTCGCATTTAACTTCGTAAACTCTTATGACATATCATACCAAAGCTCCCTCGCCAAGCCCACTGTGTAATTTTAATTGATTGGCGCAGTATTAAATGTTTTGGGTGTGTAAGTGCTCATGACTATGTCATTATATATTGCTCCTGTTTTGGGTTTTTATTTGTTTTATGTTTGGATGCCAAGGTTTTCCTAAGCGAAGTGTGATTAGTCTGGTAGTCAGAAGATAATAATAGCGTGTTGATTGAGTCTTTTGATTTAAGTGGTGGTTGAGAATCCACGTTAGATGTTTCTGTTGCCAGCTCCATGGGTTATTTAGGTGCCAGCGGTCATAGATCGCAGCCTGAATGGTTTTGGCTTGCCGTATATGACGTTGCTGTGTGGCATGCCCGCCTGTTAAAACGCCTTTTAAGAAAAGCTCCATATCGAATGGTTTGCTCATGATCGCCCACCGATATAAGCCGAAACTACGTCAATACGTCCGTGCCCCAATTCGAAGCTGATTTGTGCTCGGGCCTCCAGATCAAGGCGTCGATCAATCTGGTAGTAACTGCCACCGTTAATGGGGGCAAGGTGTTTGGTCATTTGCTTATAGCGTTCGCAGGCGTAAGCCGCGCGCAGTTCGTGAAAGCCTTTGAGGTTGTGTTGGTGGAGAATCTCCCGTGCGACGCGGACGATTTCTTGTTGGAAATCGAGGTAGCGTTCATTCGGTGCAAGAAGGTTGCGACTACCGTCAGGCGAGATCAGTTCGGCAAACCTAAGGGCGTCACGAGTTTTCTCATCTGCCGTAATCCAACGAGGGACCGAGGCTCCCGAGCGGCCACCTTTGGTGCCGTCCTGGATGTTGATCCTCCCGAGTTGCTCGGCTTCCCGTTGCAGTCGAGGAAGGTCGGCCAAAATGGCCTCGCGCAAGCGCATTCCGGTGGCTCGCGCCAACTGAGCGATTGCCGCGGCGCGAGGCATTTGGTGTTCGCAGAGCACGTCGACGATCCGTTTCACCTGTTCGCGGTCTTGGCCCTGCGGCACCGAGAGACGAACATTGGTGCGCCGCATACCCAGCGCTTTGCTCGGACTCGGCACTTTCACATACTGATCACCGCGAAGCGCCGCCATGGTTCGGTTCACGCTGGACAATCGGTTTTGCGCGGTGGCGATGGCGAGCTCACCTTGCTCAACTTGCTGCCGCAGATGTCTGGCGTAATCCAGCAAAGTCTGCCGAACAATCTGCCGAGCGTCGTTAAACCCTGGCCCATCTTCCGATCGACACCAGCGCACAAACGCCTGCCAGCGATCACTGTGCGCCTTGACCGTGCCGTAATGCCCGCCGCCAAACATGTCCTGCAACGCCTGCGGTCCGGCATAACTCATTTGCCGACCATAGCCAAAATTGCGCCCATTCCGTCTACCGACCAATGCCATGATCAAACTCCTCTCGAAGCCAACTCTTAAAACCTTCCCCACGTCATCCCGCCACCAGGCAGCCAGTGGTGCGGTTGAAGCGGTTAGAGGTAATCAACGACTTCGACGGCGAGGTCGTAAATCTTTATCGCGTCGTGGCCAACCACTTGGAGGAGCTGGTCCGCTCCTTCAAATGGTCGCTGGTGAGCCGCAAGATGTTCGAGTGGGCGAATATGCAGGTGCCGCAAACACTCACGGATATTCAGCGCGCCGCGCGCTTCTTTTACCTGCAACAATTGTGTTTCGGTGCCAAACCAACCGGCCGCACCTTTGGCACTGCGACAACGACGCCGCCGAAGCTCAATCTGTTGCGGGTCGAAGAGAAATTGAGTGAGGCACACCTGCGCCTGGCCAGGACAACGGTTGAACATCTGGATTGGAAAGAGTGCATCCGTCGCTACGACCGCGAGCACACGCTGTTTTACCTCGACCCACCGTATTGGCAGACCGCAGGTTACGCACCTGGTGGCTTTGGCTTCGAGCAATACCAAGCTATGGCGGAGCTAGCCGCCAGTATCAAGGGCCGGATGGTTATCTCGATCAATGACCACCCGCAGATCCGGGAGGCATTCAGCGCTTTAAGGCTTAAAGAGGTGGCGTTTCGGCACACAGTAGGTGGGGGCAATGGTAAGGAGGCCAACGAGCTGATCTACTTTAACTGGTAGACAGAAACACAATTAAGAAAGCCGCCGATTTAGGCGGCTTTTTTAATGCGCGGGCCTAAGCAATAGGGACCGCCGCTTCCCATATATCGAGATGCGCTGCGACCTTTAACGCAGCTGTTTCTGGATCTGCACGCAAAAAACTCGTTGGTGCGCGCGCCGCCAGGGCGTTAAAGGACTGCCCGAGGCTCCAGGACACGTCCTCGTCCACGATGATCAACCTGTCGTGTAATGACCGCTCTCGCGCTAGGCGCGCCTCCAGCGGGCGTGCTGCACCATATTGTTTAACCCAGAAAGCTACTGCCGGTACTAGAGCCGCTTTCTTTGAGCCGGCGTCAGCTAACACTAATGTCGTTACGCCTTCCGGGACGAGGACAGCGAAGTCAGTCAGAAGGTTGGCGTCTGCATAGGGATCAACAAACATCACTGTTTTTTTTGCTTCGGAGAGAATCTTCGATACAGCAGTGAACGCGGAAAAGCCTTCGCCAACCGGAATAAAGGCACCTTGAGAGGATGGAGATGCGACGAGTTCAGCTCTCGCCAGGGCTCGATAAAGAACCGCAGTCATTCTTTGTACAGCTTCGGCATGGCCTATGTTGAAAACGTTTGAGCCTAAGCGTTCGACCGCTAAGTTAAACGTGTTCGCGTCGACGACATATCCACTGTGTTCGAGAAGCGCGGAGGCACGACCCAGCCATCGCTGAACCTCAGTAGTTCGCCATTCATTAATACCCAGGTTCGGCATCTCAGCTATCAGATAGCCGATTGCGTGGTAGAGGCGATCAGGTTCCATTGGTTCGCTCAAGTCATGAAGGAAGACACAACACTAGCACCAAATTGAACGCCTATAGACATCGGAGCCGAGTCGCTGCAGGAGCGATTTGCACCCGGCGCGCGCGCTCGTCCCCCCGCCACGCCCGCGGGCTAAACGTGGCGCATTTCCTGCGCCCCTGCAGGCCACCCAGCGCGGCCAAGGCGGCGGACTGGAGGCAGGAATGGGGCGAGGAAAAAACCTGCGATTCCCTGCACTGGTGGGCTTTTCTGGGCTATGGGTTGTATCCAGGTCCGAGGGGCTGGTCGGGGGCAATTTTCGGAAAGAGTAATTTCAGCAATCTGCGAGCAAACCTACCCTGGAGGCCGCGCCATCCGGGGGGTCTGACATTACAAAGAGAGGTAACTTAGGAGTAATCAAAAAGGTAATTTTTTATAAGGTGATGATTTATAAGGCTTTTTTGTAGCCTCAATATCACCTTAAGAAAGAGTAACCAGATTACCTTTTAGTTACTCTAAAGTTACCTTTGCCCGTTGCCGGAAAACCTTTGTAGATCAAGGCATTGCGCCCTTTTCTCGGCATGGGTTACAAAAATTACTATTTCTGCGCACCCCCCAGTACCTTGGGGCGGGTGCCAGCTACATGAAGCGCGCAGGCGTGTGCGCGTTATCAAGTCTTGTTACGTGCGTTGTTACGCATCGCGGATAAAACAAAGGCCTGCATCGCTGCAAGCCTTTGATTTGATTGGTGCCGGCACCAGGAGTCGAACCCGGGACCTACTGATTACAAGTCCAAAAAATATTCCAGCGTTTATTGGGGAGCCCGTGAAAGCTGCATATTTTCTTGGGTATGTTGGAAATAGAGCCCCAATATTCCCCTTGGCTGTGGACACTTTGTGGACACTTTTTTGCCTACGGCTTCACGCTCCTTCCAAACCTTTCTTCCTGTGCAGTCGTCCTCATTTGCGCTTCGCCTGCGATCCGGCTGGTCTGGATCTGAGGCTTCAGCCCCAAGAATTTTTCGCAAAAAAAGCACGTCAGCCCCGTCGGTGGGAGGGGGAAAAGTGCTTTCTTGCCAAGTTTTCTCTCCCGTCAGAATTTGGACGATTGTCAGTGTTTCGTCGGATGAACTCCCCCGTCGCGTTTTCATATCGAATTCAGTTTATTTTGATTCGCAGGGGGGCATGCCCGCATAAATAACGGCCTAGAGACTAGCTCCCCTACAATCTGGTGTTCCTTGCCGGGTGATGAAAGAGCATTACTCAAGCATCTAGGCACGGACCTAAAAAACTGGTGCCGGGGCGAATGCATTACACCGCGTGCAAATGATTGATCGAGGCGATCTGAGCGATATGCTAAAACAGGCGGGCGGCACTCTCGCATATGTAGTAGAGGTTTTCTTGGATGAACATAACCTGGGATAGTGGTTGATGCATATGCTAACGCCCATGCGGTCCAAGGGGGGTGGCGTTAAGCCCGCAGAAAATGAGGCGTTATCAGGCTATCCAGACTGATGTGCGGGTAGCTGCAGGGATAAATACTGAGCTGGGCCGTAGCGCAAACGTGACTACTATACGGTCCGGCTTACCACTCGAACCATCACCATTGCCGGCACGTTTGAACATAACGTTGGCGGGAAAGGCCCCGGTGGTTTCGCGCTGAGCAGAATTGAATGCGTGGAAAGCTGTGCGTATCCCCAATCCTAATGGGGTCGGCTGGCATAGCACAACGTTGCCGAAGTGGGCATGTGGTCCCATGATTGGATTGAAATTACAAGTGCATCGTGCTTTTGAGCTCTATACGTATTCGGAGGGGGTGGGATGGGAAGGGACTTAGGGCTCTTGGGTGAGAGCCATTTTAAGGCTTGGTGTGCGGCTGCCGGTATTGTAGCTAATGAATCAAAGGTCGATAAAACAGGATGGGATTTTTATCTCGAGTTGAATGGAGAGCGAATTCCTGGGCATCCAGATTTTCTACATCAGTCGGCAACCGAGTGTAAGGTTCAAGTCAAAGCGACTGATATGAACAATCGAAAGGTTCAAGTTGAATTGTCGAACCTGCGATCCATGGCAACAACGCATCTCCCCTCTTTCTATGTTCTGTTAGAGTTCGACGGAAAAGATACGCCAGTAAATGCTTTTGTGAAATTTGTTGATGATAAGCTAATAGAGAAGATTCTCGGTAAAGTTCATGCAGCTGAAAATCACAAGCCACCTAAGAAACTGAATCAGTCTAAGATGACAGTTGTTTTTGATGAGGCTGAAAGGTTAGATAAAGCTGATGGAGCTTTGTTGTTGGAACGCTTGAATTCTTGTGTAGGAAACTACTCCGGATATCTTGAAAAAAAGAGTGAGTTTCTAAAAAAGGTAGGGTTTGATGATTATTCATCTAGAGTTTCATTTTCAATAGAAAGCGAAGATGAGTTTGATAAGCTTTTAAATTATAGTTTGGGGTTGGAGGGGGATCTTAACGTTTCTAATGTAATCGCCTCCCAAGTCCGATTTGGTATAAATACGCCTATTCCGGCTTTTCAAAGCGCCAGCGCGGTGATTCAAATTCTCGCTCGTGAGCCAGAAAGCACAGGATTTGTTATTTTTAGAGAGTCAAAATCATCCCCAGCTATTACTTTTGAGGGTAAGCTTTATAGATCATTGTTGAGTCAGTTTTTGTCAGGAAAAGAGAACAAGTCTCGTGTTGAGACAGAGTACTTCAATTTATTTATGACAGAAGTACCAGGGCTTCTAACCTTTAGTATGAAGGAAAATATATCGGAAATAATACCTTTGGTTGATTTGAAGAAGTTATATAGGCTTTTTCAGGTTCTGAGGATGCCTGGAAAACGTTTTATGGAACTGGTTTTCTTCGGGCGAAAATTTTTGCTAACGATTGATGGTGCTTGCGATTATGAGGATTATGAACGGCAAATTAGATTGGTTAACGCAATAAACTATATTGTTGGTGAGTTCGATTACGATGACAGTTTGTTTGTCAATCAAAGGAAAATATCTGCTAGTTATAAAGATATTTTTCGGATGGCGGCCATCTTAAGAGGGGATGTTCAGGGTAGCTTTAAGTTTTCATCGGCCTTGGAAATAGATCTTTTAGGCGAAGTTGACTATTTTTTTGTTTGTGACCTTGTTTTCGAGAATGTGCGCTTTGCTGCTTACGTTATTATTACTGGGCGTTGTGAAAAACATACGGAAGAATCGTACTCGATGAAGATTAGTAAAACTTCTGTTGAGAGAAAACTTGTTTTCTTGGAAGAGGAGTTTAACTTCTCGTCCAGTTACGCAGCCGTGCGAGATTTTTTGAAAGCGCGTAGCGACCGTCTAGTCATTGTGGAAGAAACGTTGCAGTCTTTTTTGGATGCCGTTTAAAACGTCACGATTTGACGCGACTATTTCTACTTTTGATATTTCGGGGCGCTTGAAATGCGAAAAACCGGCGGTTAACCGGTTTTTCCCAGGCATGGCATGGTGCGATTTATTTTTTCTTGAGGCTGTAAGCCTTGTGTGCCGCATGCACATAGCTAGGGTGCAGTACACCGATTTTCGGCAATGGGATCGAGGCGTAGACGCCCATGTTCAATGCAAACCAGTCGGAGTCGAAAGGAAGTTTGACGCAGTTATTCAAATCAAACTTAGTAGCGCAGGCGAGACCGCTGTCATCGAAACCAGCGTCCGATGGATCAAGCAGAAATTCTCCTGGGTAAATGCGATCGGTTTTTTGGCTGGTGCCGTAGGCGATCTCAACGGCATGATCGATGACTGATACTGCAACCACCAATGCTGGTCGTGCTTTAGGGCCTGGTTTCCCGATGATTTCAGGGAAGTGGCACCAGACGAAATCGCCTGGTGCAGGCAGTGGGTTAAATTTTTTTGTCATTTTTAGAAAAGCCTCGCTTTGAAATGCTCCTCCGGAATGTTCGTGGCTGGGCTAGCAGAACGAATCGCGGATATTTGAGCGTCGGTTAATGGTCCATCGTCTAACTCATACCTAGGCAAGTAGCGGTCTGCTAATTGACGTAGTGCGAGGTGGACGACTTCGGTTTTGCTCAAGCCGGTCTGATCCATAAGCAGCTCGACTGTCGAGCCACTTACACCTGTCGGCGAGTCCTGCTTGCGTAAACGCAGCAGAAAGCTTTCGGGTTTTTCAGCGGTGAGTGACATCGTGTTTCTCCACATTGGTTGCTTGTAATGTCCTATTTGGGGCTATGCCCTGAGTAAACCTTCATCCTGAAGGTGATATACAATCTATATCACATCACTGCCCAAGTCAATTTATTTTTACTTTTTCGTTGACCTTGATTTTCGTTTGTGCTTGGTTGTTTTTTGGCTGATGTGTAGCCCTGTTTCCAGCATGTTGTCGAGTCCGAGAGGGGAGGGGGTTGTTGGTCTGGCGTCTGCGGAACGGAAGGCTGAGGGGAATTCATTTTCGCGTCCGCGAAAATTATGGGTCGGCGCGAGGTCTGCTTGACCATGAACTCGTAAAGTAGCTTTACAGCCCGTTCCATTTGCGTGTAACCGCGCCAGCTTCAAGGGCTGCAATTTTCATTCAGAGCGACGGTGGTCAAATACGATGAAAAATTTAGCAGCTAAAATTTGGCAAAAAAAAACCGCCTTAGGAGGGCGGTTTTTTCGTCGCGAATTCGGTAGGTCCGATTCCGCATACTCACAGGGAGCTGTCGACGTGGCCGAGTCTATAAGAGAGTAAATAACGGCGCCACTACGTTTTCCGCAAAAATGCACGTTAACGACGAACGAAAGTGACTTGCAAAAGGTGCTACGAATAGCCGAAGGCCAAAAAAGTGTAGAAATTCGCAAGCTAAAATGCGTTCAGTTGTGTTGAAGTCTTACGTAAAAATTGCCGTGAAATCAGCGCATTTGCGTCAATCATGCTGACAAAATGCAAAATCCAGCACGCTGCGAAAACAGTATTTTTTGCGTTTAGTCAAGGGCTTTTGAACTTCCCGAAAAATAAAGTTCAAAAAGCGCCTTTAGTGCTTTTTTATGTCCAGCTTCGGCGGTTAACATCCGGTCGTCCCTGGGATTTATCCCACGGAGGCCCCTTGCACACGGATTAGGACCCGTGCCGGAAGCGCGTCATGCTCAGGGCCTATGAATACCTCGTCTCACAGGGAGCTGTCGACAGTTCTCAAAGATGCACATGTTCCGGTAAGTGCATTGGAGGCAGGGCCCACTTTGGGGGCGGTATGTCAGCGTTTTTGCGACGTGCGTGGTCTCTTGTGGTGAATGCATGGCGTGTTTATCACGTCTATGGGTTCCTTCGAGACCGATTTGATGATTTCCCTTAAGTTAGTGCTTTAACAAACGCCTCTGCATTTGCAGGGGCGTTTTTGTTTCTGGTCGGCCCAATTAACTTCCAACGTTCAGCGACGGGGGTTTTGGTATGCCACGTTGGGATCAACGCTAAAAAAGGGATGGACAAAGTCGCACCCGTGTCCCCTTTCATGTATGAAAGCGCCTTCAACTGGTCTATCCATCTCGTATTTACGGTGTGGCCCGGTCATTCAGGATATTTCCTATTGCCGTAAATTAGCCTAGCCAGCCATGATCGCGAGTAACTGGTGCGACATCCTGCGCACAGCGCTCTAAAAGGAATTTACTGAATGATCCGAGTAATGGTCTCTCTAGACCTCGTAAACGCTGAGTCCCGACGCGATGAGTTTTACAAGCTGCTTGCTGCCAAGGGTTGGAACAAATTAGCTCGTGTAGATACGGTATGGGTCTTCAATAAAACGGGTTCTACCGAGCAGGATGAACGCGAGGCAATGGGACATATCGCCAGCGTGCTGATTGAGGCCGCAATCGAGTTCAAGCCCACACGCATCGACTATGTCGCCCAGGTTGGAAACAATATAGCCATCGAGCGGGTTGTTGAAAAAAGGGCTAGTGAATACGCTGCCTATAACGCGTAGGCGTTAAAGGGGGATGGCGTCCGCCTTTCGGTACGCGCGCGCCATCACCCTAAATTTTAGCGTTCGAAACGCGCTGCTCCCATACCCTCCCTCAACCCCCGCCCAACCCACTCCGCCACCTGCGCAACAACGGCATTTCCGGCACCAAAAGCCTCCGCAAGGTTGGCCGCATCCAGTCCGAGGCAAAGCCCATCATTTTCAGCCGCTCGCTGCCGCTCAACCATCTGACCCCATCCGTGCGGTTCAGCGACGAAAGTGGTACAGCCCATAGCGATCTGCGATCCGGCTTTGTTTGCCAATAAAGTATTGGCAGCCCAGGCATCCGCGGGCCGTGGCCAGGGCTGCGATTGAGACGCTGGAGATATTGCGTCCACTGGTGCGGCGTCAGCCAGCAGCTGGAGGGGGGGCATTTGTCGATAACCGGCGACCAGGAATACGCGGCGACGTTGCTGGGGGACTCCGAAATATTGAGCATTAAGCACTCGCCAAAATCCCACATACCCGCAGTCCGCAAGGGCCCGGATGACTGTTTCAAAGTCGCGGCTATCGTTGACAGCGAGCAGGTTAACGACGTTCTCAAGGACCACCCAGCGAGGTTGTGTTTCTTTGAGGATGCGTATGACTTCCCAAAATAACCCGCTGCGTTGGCCTTGCAGCCCTCGGGTGGCGCGGTTGCTTTCGCGGCAGCCGGCGATGCTGATGTCCTGGCAGGGAAAGCCAGCGGTGATGACGTCGACGGCACACAGGTTGTGCGCGCCGCATTCGCGCACGTCTTCAAATTGGCGTGCATGGGGAAATCGATCGGCAAGCACAGCCCGGTTGACGGGGTTGAGCTCGACTTGCCAGGCGGTGCGGTATCCGGCGTTTTCAAATCCGACATCGAAGCCTCCTATGCCTGCGAACAGGCTACCAAGGGTGGGTTGCTGCATTCATTTACTCGGTGAGGGGTTTAAGTTTTACGCTCTGCGCCAAGGCAGACGCGGCATGTGCCGTGAATTCGGGCGCGTTGTCCGGCGGCGGTGTTGGGCCGTGTTTATGCGCGGCGATGGCGACATTCATTTGCTGCACCAGGTCGATCAAGTCAGCCAGCACCTGCAGCACGTTGACCGCCTCGGACCCCAGCCAAGTCTTGGGCGCCACCAGCCGTTGGCCGATCGCCGCCACGCTTTTGCGCAGGCCCTTGATCTGTTCATGCATGTCGCCACCAACGGTCGAGTTGTGCTTTTGCCCCACCACCAGGTTCAAGTCTCGGCCGGTGGCCAGGTGCAGATCATCGACCGCCGCCAGACTGGCCGAGCCGCCGGACAGCAGCTTCAACGCGCCCAGTGCCTCGACGGTCTTGATGCCGCCGACGGACTCGGTGCTGTGGTCGTCCACCTCTACAGCGCTGATCTGGTAGCGTTCGGTATTATCCAGCGCCTGCACCTGGCGCTCGCTGGCTTGGTCGGTAATCCGGGCATCGGTGCTTCGTAACCAATTGCCCTCGGCGTCCGCACGCTGTTGCACGGCGTCACTGTGTTGCCACAGCTGATCACCTTTCGGTACCTGGGGCAGGTTCAAGCCGTGGGGCAGGATCTGCAAAATAAATGGCTTGTTCGGCAACCCATAGGCAAAGCTGACCACCACGACGGTGCCTTCCTCGGGAAAGGCATAAAAGCCTCTTTCGCCCCCGCCGCCGGGAACCGGCAGGGCAACCCCCAGCAAGTGCGGAAGATCAGGATCGGCTTCACCGTCCGGGGCCAGCACCTCAAGGTCCACGGCATAGCGCGGACGAAAGTCATCACATAGCCCAGCCTCCCAAGGTGGATCGGCCACGGCCAGCACCCGTGCAAAGCGCGGCAGGTGATAGGCGCCGGCCAACTCAGGAAAGCGTCGCTCGACGATGCGGGTTACGGCTTCTTCCACTTGAGCACCATGTGCGTACCGGTCAGCGTCACGGCGGTGATGCGCTGGCCTGTGTTGATCATCGCCCCAGGCCGCAGGCCGGGCAGGGCGGCTATCTCGGCGCTTTGGTTGCCTGGGTAGTGCTCGAACAGCTCGACAGGCAGTTGCAGCGCGGGCCGGGAGCCCCAATAGCTGTCGGCCCAACTGCCGGCGTACACCTCGCCGTCGCCTTGCTGATGCCAGATGAAATCGGGGATACCAAATACCTGCGCCAGGCTGTCCATCGCCTGAAGGCCGCCGGCCAACGAGTAGTAATAGGGGGTTCGGACTTTGGTGTAGGGCGCATCTGGCACACGAAAGCGCAGACCAGTAATGCGGCTGGCCTCGATCAGCACAGCTCGCAGGTCGACGTGACGCAGCGCCATGGGTAGCGCGTAGTTGAGAACGGCGGCTAACTCACGGCAAAACAGCACCTGTTCCTGGCTGTTGGCCGGCGTGCAGCGCTCTACGTAACCGACAAAGTGTCGGTGCAAGGGTTTGTCGTTGTAACCCAGGTCCAGTGTGACCAGGCCGCGTTGGGGCGTGGGGGACTTGATGGTCAAGCTGGCCCGGCCAGGGGTACGCAAGTCGAGCCGAACATCGTGTTGTACCAGGTCAAAAGGCTCACCATTAACTTTGACCAATATATGCGCCTTCATCCCGCCGGCCCTACGTAGTCATCCACCTGCTTCAAGATCCGCTCAAAGCCATTCAGCTGCGGCGCATCAGATTCAACCGAGGGCGATACCACGCTATTCCCAGTGCCGCCCTGTTGCTGCACGTCGTTTTCCGGGCGCCGGGTTTCCACCCGTTCAGGGTTCGATAATTTTTCAGTCAGGGTGAATTGCACCCGCCACGCCGCCAGGCTGTCGTCTTCCCGCGCGGTGAGGGTGTCGCTGAATATCACCTGACGCACGCCGAAGGCCTCGGCCGTATCGTTGACGATGCGGTAGGTCTTGAGCTGTCCGCCGGCAGCCGTGGCCTCGGCCCGGCGCATGAGGTCCACCAGTTGCTGATGATCGCGGTACGGGATCAGCAACGAAACCGTCAGCGCCTTGGGTTTGAACCCCTTATGGGCACTGTCGGTGTTGCTGGTCTGGCCCGACAGATCTGCGCTGTCGATACGTAGGTTGGCCGTTACCTTAAGCGACTTGCCATTGACCTTCTGACCATCGAGCAGCAGCGTCACAAGCCCACCAGTTCCTGCACAAAGCGCAGGCCCTCTTTCGGCCCGCCCAGCAGCAGGCCCGCGCACAGCACCCATTCATGGCCCGGCGCGGAACCCGCCAGCAACTGTTGGCGCAGTTCATTCCCGCTACCGGGGCCGATCAGTCGCGCGACTGTCGCCGTGTCCGGTACGGGGTTGGCCAACTGATCCTGCAGATCTTTCAATTGCTGATCCCGCGCGGCGGCCTGCTTTGCCTTGCGCGCAGCGAGGGCAGATAAATCCGACAGCGGCGAGCTGTCCGCAGCGTAGCCTTCCAGCGCAGCCAATTGCCCCGACAACGAGCGCTTGGCTGCCTGGGTGATGGTGCAGCGCTCCAACGGCAAGGTGCCCCAGGTGGGCAGGGCTGGGGCACTGGGCAGCTCCCACTTTTCGGACTCAAGGCGCGACACATACCGCGCGCGCTTTTCGGCGCGTTGCAGCTCGGGCACCGGTATTAAGGCGCTGAAGCGTGAAAGTGCATCGGCTAACTGGTCATGGCGCGTGGACAAGAACATCAGCGCCAACGCATGCCCGCCGTGCGTGTCCAGCAGCTTGTCGGCGAGCTTTCGCAATAGATTGGGCCCAGACAGAAAACGCTGATACCCCTGCCCCTGGCCAACACCACACTGGAACGGCGTCATCACCAGGCACGCAGGCACTTGTCCCAACTGCCCGGCGATGGCCGCGCGGCCGGCGGCGATGGCGGCTTTTGCAGCAGGCCCCACAGGCCCTGGGGCAGTGCTGGCCAGTCCATCCAATTCGGCCAGACGCTGGGCAGTGCCCTGTAATTCGGCCCCGGCGAGGTCTTTGGCGGGGCCCAGATCGCCAATCCACTGTGTTGCTTGCGCAGGCCAGCGCATGGCCACAGGGGCCCAGGTCATTGCGCAGGGTTCCATTCGAGGGCCTGCATCGCGGCCAGGTCCCTTTCAGTGAGGGTTTTTGCCAAGGTCTGCTTGAGACGGTCGGCCTGCTGCAGGGCGGTTTGCTTATGCTGGAGCAGATGCAGGCCCACGGCATACAGTTGATCGGCCGTGTGCTCGCGATAAGTCTTTTGTTCGTCGTCGCCGTAGCACGGGTAAGGCGCGTCCAGCGCGCTCAAAATCAGCCCGGTCAGGTTCAACTGATCCTCAAGCGCACTGTCATAGCGGTAGGCCTGTTCCAGGGCATTCGACGTAAAGCCGGCTTCGATCACACGAGCGCAGGTGCTGTTGATCATCTCCAGCTTTTGCGGGTACAGCCGGGCCAGTACCGTGTCCAGGTCATCCACCCAACGGCCGTTTTTCCACACTTGTCCAGGTTGTGGACGCAACACCGTGTAGCCATTGGGGATCGGCCCCGCGCCGGTCAACGTCATAGGTTCGAGGGTGTGGGTGTTGTAAACGATCAGCCCGTGGAAGTAGTCCAGAAGTGTCCAGCGCTTGCCATCCCAGCTTTGGATTTTGCCTTCGGGGGCCTCGGGGGGAGCCACTTCTACACAACCGCCGGGTATGAGGAAAACACCCGGTTCCAGCGGCGATTCATCGGCTGTCGCGGTTCCGACATACAAGCCCAGTTGATTGGTTTGATAGACGGTTTTACTCGGCATAGACACCCTCAATACTTGATACAAATGAGCAAGGCTTGGTTGATTGGCCGTGCTTCGCTGCCCCCGGACGCCTCGATCGACACGGTGTGGCTGTGATCTCCGCCGCTTGCCATCAGTAATGTGTGGCTGTGCAGGCCAGCAGTACCGACATTGATTGTGTGCACATGAGAACCAGACGGCAGGGTCGTTTGAGTGCCGTAATAACCGTGACCACCGCCGAAGTTGCCGGCGTCGAGGTTGGTGTACCCCATGTTGAGGTTATGGCGGTGTTCGCCAGCGGGCGCGGTGCTCGCAGTGTGAGCGTGACCACCCGTGGGGTTAGTGTTGCCGGTGTGATGGTGGGAGCCGGCAACATCGGTGGCGGCCGTATGAGTGTGAGCGGCGTTTTGCCCTGCCTGTTCGCTGCCCAGCGTTCGGCCCGGATCGACTCCGCGGCCTTGGTCCAGCCCGCGAATAAACCCGCCCCGGCTGTCGCCGATATTAAATGTGGTGCTGCCATCTCCCGCGCCGTAGCGCGTGCCGATTACGGCAAAAAGTTTGGCGTAGGTGGTACGGGAAACGTTGGCACCGTTGCGCACAAGCCATCCAGGCGGCGCGGCCTCCATGTCGAAGCTGGCGACCATGCCTACCAACGCATCGCTGATCTGTCGGCCCAACGCATGCAGTGCGGCCGTTGAGGCGAGGATCTCGCTGCTGTTGGTGGTGGGGTCATCACTGATCGCGTTGGGCACGTTGCCCAGGTCGACATCCGCCTTGGTTGTGGCGCGGGCGCGCAGGTCTTTGTAATCACCTTGGCGAAACGCCAAGTGCTGCACCAGCGGCCCGCTGATGGGCTCGACCGCACGCAGATCCTCTACCGTCGTCGAGTCGGGCAGATTCGCCAGCGGAACGCAGTAATGCTCGATGCCGTTGACGTCTTCGTAATCAGATAGAGCCTTGCCGAATACCACGGCCCATTGCACGGCTACGCTGTTTTGCTGGCGTATCAAGGCTACGTCCAAATAAGCCGTGCTCGGCAATTCGGCAGGCATCGCCGGGCGGGCCTTGGTCAGATCGATGCGCAGGCCTTCCACGAACACCAGACCAGGTCGTATTTGATATTCGCCGTTGATTTTTTCCAACTGCAAGCTGTCGCCAAAGAAACACGCCCGGCCAAACACGTCCCGGTTCGCCAGCCGCTCGCGCTCATCGATGTCGCGCAGGCGAAGGGTGAAGTCGTGCTGCCAGGTGCCGGCATCGATGGTGACGTCGGTCAGCGCCTGGGCCCCGTCAAATACCAACAGCATGTTGCGGGTGACGTTGTTGCCAATCTGCTGCGGCGGGATGTTTTTGCGCTTCTGTTGCGTGGGCACATAGGCGACGGCCAGCAGCACCCCTTCAGCGCTTTCCAGGCCGAGCCAGTTCCAGTCGAAGTCGCCGATGTCACTGCCCATCATGAGGCTGTACACCACTTGGTTAGGGTTCACGAAACCTTTCTGGGTATAGCTCTGGGTGTGCACGATCTGCTCAAGCGGCGGTTTTGGCGCGTCACGGTCTACGGGTTGTGTCGGGTCCAGGGCCGGCACCAGTGCCAGCACAAAGCGGCTCACCACCAGCACGTCGTGGGCGGCCTGTTTCTCGGCAATCAGCCGTTCACCGGCTCGAGTAATGCTGGCAGTCATGGCTGCTCCTGCAGCGTGGCGATCAGCGTTTGCTGGTCGTCGTTGAAGTCGGCCATGCTGACCAGCAAAGCCAAAGGGGTGATGGTCACAAAGTCATAACGGCGGCAGGTGCGGCCGTATTGCTGCACGATCACCCGCAACAGCTCGGGGTTTTCCGCGAGTTGTGAGTCGCTGAGCTGGAGCACTACGACATCCCAGTCCCGTTCGGGCAGGCGCTCCTCGATCTCGACATAACCCACACCCAGGCGATTCAGGATGCGCATCAGTCCAGCTGTGGAACCGGCGTCGACCGAGTTGATGAAGGCAAATTTCACCCGCAGGCGGTAGAGGCTTTCCGGTTCGCCGCGAAAGCGCGTTATATCGCGCTGCCAGGCCAGCAGATCGAGGATGGTCAGGTGGCAGTGTTCCGGGTCCATTTGCAGCAGCGGCCAGCGCATCCAGCTCTCGACGGTTTCCCACCACGCTTGGGCGGTGGCCTTGAGCGTGGCCAGCTCGCCGGCATTGAGCCAAAAAGGCAGATTGAGCTTAAGCATCGAGCAGTACCTTCAAATCCTCAATCCGGGGAATGTTCAGCTCGCAGAGGATGTCGGCATTGGTGAACCGCAACGACTCGATGCGCGGGAACTGCGCGTGCAACTCCTCGCCCAGGCGACTGAATGAAAACCGCGACTGTGGATAAGTCAGGGTCGGCTGATAGTCGTTTACCGTGCTCTCGCGAAAGGCGGCGCGGATGAATTGCTCGACCTGTGCGGCCAACTGGTTGCGCTGTTCCTGGGTCAAGTTGGCGCGTGGCCACACTTTCACTTCAAGGGTGTGCATCGTCTCGGGCATGGCCTTGACCAGCATGTCGTCACCATGGCCGTGGTGACCGCCGTCGCGTATATACGCGTTGATCTTCACCAGGTACTCGTCCGCCGGCACTCCAGCCTCGAACAGCACGAAAGCATTAGCGCTGCCGGGGCCTCGTGGCGCGCCGTGTTGGAAATAGACGCCGTCGGGGTGCACACCGGGAAAGGTGGTGATCATGGCGCGGTACACCGCGTCAGTGTGGTACTGGTTCACGGCGGAGAACTGGTTGCGCACCCGCAGACGCAGTTGGTCGTTGGGCTCAGCGTCGGCACCCGGTTGGGACAGCCAATCGTCAGCGTTCACCACCTGCACAATGCCCGGCACCGGCACCGGCAAAATCGCGTAATACCCCGGCGCCAGGTTGTAGCCGCTGCCGGCTTCTATCGCCTCGACAGCAATAGCCAACTGCGACTCGCCATCGGTAAAGGTGCCGGGCAGGGTCGTGATCAGCTCGTAGACGTGCCCGTTGATGGCCGCCGATTGCACCCGCGTGCCCGCTGGCACCTCAAGCGCACCGGCTGGCGTGGCACGGGTGAATAGCAACTGCCCCAGGGCTTTGGTGGCAGGCTTGCGCTCGACGTTCACCGCCCAGGCGAGTCTATCCAGCCAGGCGTCCACGGCGGTCTGCACAAAAAAGTTGGGCAGCACTGTGTCGACGATGAAGTGGATCAACCACAGCGCGGGTTTGGTCATCAGCGTTGTCACGATGCGCCAGAAGGGCGAGTAGGCGCTGGTGTTGCTGATCTTGCTGCCTTGCTCGGCGGCCTCTTTCTCCCAGGCTTTTTTTAATTCAGCCTCGGTGGTGGGGATGCCGGCTTCCCGCAGCGCCTGTTTAAAGTCTGCGCTCACACCGTCACCCTGACATCGCCGAACTTTACCGTGGTCGCGGTGACCAGGTACGCGCCGCAGGTTTGTGGATAAATCCGCGCAGTGCCTGGCACCAGGCGCACGTCATCCTCCACTCGAAGCTCCAGCTGTTGCAGGCAATCGCGCTGGCGCAGCGGGTCGCGCTCGGCCACCAGCGAGACCAGCAAACCGCTCTCGCGGATCATGTGGGCGATGTCTTGGGCGATGCTGGCGCGGCCATCGATCAGCAGCGGTTGATTGGATAGGTCCAGCGCCAAGTCATTACCGGCAATCAACAGGTCGACGTACTCGTTCATCCGGCCATCCCTATTAGCCCTTCCAGCTCGTGGGCGGTCATCGGTTTGTTGGTGTGGATCTCGATTTTTTCCACATGGGTACCGCGGTTCTGCGTCGCGGTATTTTGAATACTTGTGAGCAAGCCTCCCGGCGGCACGGTGGTGGCGCGGGTGGGAGACAGTGAAGGGATTGCCGCGTTAATCGTTTGCTGGGCGCGTTGTGCGGCGTCGAGGGCGTCCAAGTTGGGCCCTGCTGGCAAGTCGCCGAGCCGCGCTTGAATGTCCACGCCAGGGATCGTGTTGAGCATCGAGATCAGGCCATTGATGGCGCTGTGAAAGATCGCCACGATCCCGTCCCAGGCGGTTTTGGCGATACCCGACCATCCGCCCATGGCATCGAACCAGGCCGACAGCGTGGCCACCAGGCGTATCCGTTCTGGACCGGTGATGACTTCCGTCGCGGCAAACACAAGAACGCGAGCAAACCGTTCCCCGGCGAGGCCGAGTTACGCCAGGGCACGCTGTGCCCCGACGGGCAGTGGCGCAAGATCATTAACATTCACGACGCCATCGCCGGCGGCTGCGATTTGTTCGACCTTGAGCAACTGCGCCTGGAAAACTCCGATGAGGTGTTCGAACAGATCTACCTGTGCCAATTCATCGACAGCACCCAAAGCGCCTTCAGCCTGGCGGACCTGGAGCGCTGCTATTCCGATCAGTCGCTGTGGACCGATTACGACCCCGACCCCAAAGCCGAACGCCCGTTTGGCAATGCCCCGGTGTGGATCGGCTACGACCCCAGCCGCACACGCGATGACGCGACGTGTGTGGTGGTGGCGCCGCCGCTGGAGCAGGGCGGCAAATTCCGCATCCTGGAAAAACACTCCTGGCGCGGCCACTCGTTTACCTACCAAGCCAGTCAGGTCAACAAGCTGTGCGAGCGCTTCAACGTGCAGCACATCGGCATCGACATCACAGGGGTGGGCTACGGCGTGTTCGACCTGGTGCGCGACTTCTTCCCGCGTGCCACGCCGATCCACTACAGCCTGGAAACCAAGAACACGCTGGTACTCAAAGCCCAGGACACGATCCAGGGCCGGCGCATCGAATGGGACGCAGGCTGGAACGACATCGCCGCCGCTTTCCTGACGATCAAGCGCGGCGCGACCACCAGCGGCCAGATCACCTACAGCGCCTCACGCACCGACGCCACCGGCCACGCCGATATCGCCTGGGCGGTGATGCACGCGCTGGCCCACGAACCCCTCAACGTCCACAAGAAGCGGCGCAGCCGCTGGTCCACCCTCGAAGGCAGCCATGAACGATCCCAAGCCACCGGCCACCCCCACACAGCGCAAGGTAAAGACGTTCAGCTTCGGCGCGCCCGAGTCGGTGCTGACCGGCCACCTGGGCGAATACATGGGCGTATTCGCCAGCGACGACGGCCAAATCTACACGCCGCCGGTATCCCGCACCGGCCTGGCCAAACTGCTGCGCGCCAATGCTCACCACGGCACCATCCCGCGCTTCAAACGCAACCTGCTGCTGCGTGACTTCATCCCCTCGGCCGGGTGCAGCGCGCAGACCATGGGCCGTGCTGCGCTGGATTTCATGGTGTTTGGTGAGGGCTACTTTCAGCGCAAAACCAACGTGCTGGGGCAGGTGCTGGAGCTGGAACACCTGCCGGCGTTGAACATGCGCAGAAAGGTCGGCGGCGGGTTCGTGCTGCTGTTGCCCGGCGGCAAGCACCTGCACTTTGACGAGGACCAGGTGGAGCATGTGATGGACTACGACGTGGAACAGAACATCTACGGCGTGCCCGACTACCTGGGCGGCATGCACGCGCTGCTGCTCAATGAGTCGGCCACCCTGTTCCGGCGCCGCTACTACAACAACGGCGCGCACGCAGGATTCATTTTCTACACCAACGACCCGAACCTGTCGGAAGCGGATGAGGAACGCATGCAGAGCCAGATTGGCTCGAGCAAGGGCGTGGGGAATTTTCGGTCGTTGTTTGTGAACATTCCGGGGGGCGGGGATAAGGCGATTCAGATTATTCCGGTGGGGGATATTGCGACCAAGGATGAGTTTGAGCGGCCTGAATTCAACACATAAGTGCAACGCTCACCCCTGTATGCACTTCGTACGGCGTCTTCCAGCCCAAGCGCTTGCGCGGGCGTAGATTGATCCTCGCTACTGTCCGATTGACGGCTTCGACGGTCAGCTT